TACTTTAAAAGATAAATACTTAAATGTTATTCAGGATGTAGTCGGTTGAAAACTTTCGCTTGAGTTCTTTTAGGTGAACAAATGTACCTTTGTCATCTCTAATAAATTGAATGTTTGTGTCTAATAAAGTTATCTTGTAGTCAGTATACTTTAAAATATAATATGAAAACCAAAGGTCATCAATAATATGATACTCTTCGGGACATTTAAACAGTCTATCGTCTAAAAATATTTTAGCAGAACAGATTAGTCCACCTGTACCAGCATAATTACCTATTTCATTTTTAGCAAGTCTATTTTTTTTCCAATAATCTTTTTCAACTTTATGAGCATAAAAAGATTTAACGTGCTGTTCATCATACTGATCATAGCAGTCTTGAATAAATGTTGAAGGTAATGCTTCATCATCATCTACAAAGATTATCTTTTCATAACCTTCTTTTGCTAAATCCCTTGCAAGGTAGAATCTTGAAAATTGTTTATATTTATTTTGATAATTTTTTATAAATATATTTGTTCCAAAGTCTTCACCATATTTATTAAAATAATTTATAAGTTTATTATCTTTATTTTCACAGTTATTGGATATATAAAAATCAAATTGTTTATTGGTTTGGTTCTGAAGTCTTTGAATAATTTTAGGCATGTTCTCAAGTCTAATGTACGTACACATAATTAGTGCAGTCTTAGACTTAAGTTTTATTTGGTTTTCGTATAAGTATGTCATAATAATAAAAGAAAGAGAGGGATAGGCCAGTTTGACTTATCCCCCTCTAAAGAATTACTTCTTCTTTACTGCAGCCTTCTTTGCCATAGCCTTCTTAGCAGGTGCCTTAGCAGACTTAAGAGCCTTCTCTACTTCCTTGGCATCTGGCAATACGCCAAAAGCCTTGTCGTTAGGGTTGATTGCTCTGATTGCTACTGGTGCAATAGCAGCAACAAGTGCTGTCCATAGATCCTTTGGATCTGTTACTCCAGCCATGTAAAGTGCTAGACCTGATGCAAGTAATGAGCGACCATATGATGCTAGTAGTGCCTTTAGTTGTTCTGTATTCATATTATTCCTCCTAGGATATAACTCGTGTTAGTAATGTAAAGCCAATCCATAGACCAATGATTCCTGCGACTCCCGCAAAAACTGGTGGTGCTGGCACTGGCAATTTGAATGCTGCGAACACGACACCGCATCCAAAACCTGTTAGTGTTGATAACATAATATCTTTCATGTGTGCTCCTATATTTTTTTATTGTTTGGGTGATCTTCTGGTGTAGGAGCAGAAATCAATGCCCCACAATTATTACATTGCATCTCTAGATTGTATTCTTTTATTTGGTAGTTATTTTTATCAAATTTAACAATACCCAAAAACCACTCATTGTCACAGTTTGGACAAATTGTTGTGGGAATACCTCTAAAACTTATCATCATTTTCCTTTGGTAAAAGCATTTTTAATTCTTTGTAAGATTTAGAAATTTGTTTCATAGCCGAGTAATCAGGCCTTTCAACTGAAAGAGTTTCCCCGTATATATCAAAATGGTTGATATGTGAATCAACATCTTGAACAAATTTGGATAATCCCAATTGAACTTCTTCAATATATTCGTATGCCCAATCACGAGACTCACTAATAAATTTTAAAAAATTATCTTTATGAATACTTTCTTCAGTTTTATTAGTATTGCTATTTTGAAGTTCTATAAGTTTTTCTAATGTAAAGTTATCAAAAACTAATTTAGTAATACTTTTTTTTGCTTCTAAAAATTTTTTTAGAATAACGCAGTAGAATACAAAAAAGCATAGTGATGTTGTTGATAATATAAAAATAATTAAAAGTTCGTTCATTTTTTTTCACCTATCCTTAAATCAATTGTATCATAAAAACATTTTTTATTATTCTTTTTATGAGAAATTATTTTAAAGTCCTCCAAAATATTTTAACAAATTTACATGATCAATAAAGCCAGGAAGCAATCTATTTTCTAAATCTCTTTGCCTTTCAAAAATTAACTCATGTTGGTCTAAGTTATTATCTTTTATAATTTTAGAAAAATGTTCTTTATCTACAATTCCATTACCTCTTGCAACTGTGTAATAATTATACCCAGTAAAAACGCTACCAGATAGGTCATTCGTAAGCAAAGATTTTTTAATATAATAAAGTTTTTCTACTAAAGTGTCTGGCATAGTGTTATTAATTGTAAAGTCTTTCCAGAATTTATTATTTTCTTTATTTGTTATGTAATGAAAATATAAGAAATCAACAACCTCTTCTGTTTCTTTTTTATATAGACTATTAAATCTTTTTTGATATTTTTTATCTTTAGTAAAGATGTGTTGTTTTTGTGAAAAAAATCTTTGAAGTAATTTAGTTAACTGCATAATTGAAGTTGCTTCAAGTGGTTCTACAAATGCTGAAGACAGTCCCACTGCTAAGCAATTATTTACCCACACATCCTCATATGATCCTGGATTAAACTCTATAGTTCTTGGAGAATCAATTGAGTGTCCAAGCATGTTTTCTACTTCAATTTTTGCACTATCATCAGATATAAAATCCGAATCATAAACGTATCCGCAGCCATATCTATGTTGTAGTGGTATTTTCCACATCCAGCCGTAGTCCATCGCAACTGATTCAGTATAAGGTGGAATAATGTTTGGGTTAGTTTCTAAGAAAAAAGGAATTGCTTTTTTCATTGGCAAGTATTTTGAATAACTGTTCCATTTTGTATTATAAAATTTTCCAATAAGTAATCTTGCAAAACCACTACAGTCAAATATAAAATCTACATCTACTTTAGAATCGTTTTCAAGACTTATTGCAGTTATATCTTGGTGATCATCAACAAAAACTTCTTTTAATTTTGAGTCTATAACCTTAATTCCACGAGATTTGCCAATTTCTGACAAAGTTTCTGCAAAATTTCTAGCGTCAAAGTGAATAGAAAAAGAAGCATAATGGTCAAAATTTAAAAAACTATTTTCACTGACTGTTAAATAGTCATTAAATTTAAAAGGTACTTTATTTTGATCTGAAACTTTTGCCGTAAAGTTGTACTGATTAAAATCTTCAGATCGGTTTACTGATAACAAATCCGATATAGATGGACCATCCCAGTTATATGGATTAATATTATAATTTATAGCATAAGCGCCTAGAGAGTTGTTATTAACATGAAAGTTGTGATGATAGTACTTTTCGTTTTGTGACCAATTTGTAAACTTAATTCCATTTTTAATAGTTGCTTTAGATTTTTTAATAAATAAATTAGTTGGAATATCTAAATAATCTAGTAAAGCAATTAGGTGTGGAGTTGCACCCTCTCCTGCTCCCAGGATTCCAATTTCACTGCTTTCAATGATAGTAACGTTATCATTTTGAAAAGCCCTTTTTGCACAAATTGCTGTTAGCCAGCCAGCAGACCCTCCACCAAGAACTACAATGTTTTTCATTTAAGTGCCTCCCTTGTAACTAAAATGATTGCTCCTTCTTTTTCTAAAGCATCCTTTAATTGTACTACATACTGCAAGGCTGCAATTTTTTCATCATGCACCAACCCAGCAAATTGTTTTTCATCTAACTTTATAGTAAGAAAGTGATCATTGTCAATAATATTAACTCCAAAACCTTTTGGGGCTTGTATATTATGAAAGGCTCTACGCATAGCATCTGTATACATTATTGTTCCGTTGTTAGGGTTTGCCAAGTATCAGCCCAGTCGGCTTTAGTCTTGTGGCTATTGAACTCTCTAGAAGGTTTTCCATCTTCAAGATAAACGCCACCCCAAACTCCCCATTCTTTTCCAGAAATTCCGTTTGCAAAACATTTTGATATTAGTGGACATTGCATACAGAGTGCATCAACCATAAGCCTGCTGTCAACATCATCTTCATATTTATCAAAAAAGATATTTGTATCTAAATTTTTACATGGAGCATCGTCTTTCCATAAATGCTGCTTCACGTTTACATCCTATACTTGTTTGATATTTCCCAACCCTTGTCAGTAAGTTTGATATCTTTCTTTATGTACCACTGATCTGCGATACGAATACCATTAACGTCTGTTCTGCCAAGATTACTTCTCTTGAGTTCTAGAACATCCCAACCCACCCACTTTAAATTGTCATTCTTTGCAACAATTTTTTCCATCATTGCTAAATCTTTTACCAACATTTTTTACCCCTTAATACCTAAAGATTCCAACTTCAACATTGTTTGATTCTGCAGTATCAACTAATTTTGATTGCAACTGATTTGCAGTACTCAAAAATGCAAAGTAATTAACATAATTTATGTTTTCTTCTACCCAAGATTGAGGTGCTTTATAGAACTTAATCTTTTTCCCTCTAGCCTTCATGCCTCTTTCAGAAAGATTTGAAAATTCAGACACCATTGAATTAATCCTTGCTGGACCAACTGAATAGATTGTAAACTCTTTATCTTCTTCTTTCATTCCTGACAAGGCAACACTCATAGCACGAAGAAATACGTTATAATCGTTAAATTCTTTCGTTCCCTGTACTGCCACTATCATCAGATTTTCCATTCTTTAGGTTATCCAAAATGAATAACATTTTATTAATTTCTTTATTTGACATTTGTTTAGTATCTAATGGTATAGCAGTTTCAGGTATTGGATCACCTTCAATGGCATCAGCAACATAAAATACATTGTCCGATACCCAATATGCTTTTTCATCAATTACTATTACCTTAATTCTATCCTTTTCTTTGCGTTTTGTCAACTGCGAAGAACGGTTTTCACTAAAGTTTGAGCGCAACTGTTGAGAAAAAAACTTTTTCATAATCCTGTGTAGATCACTCTGCCTATACAAGGTTCTGCTAAACGCTTTATTTCTTTTTTTAGTTGTTATCTTAATTATAAACCAAGAAGCAAGTATTGTCAAGACAAAGGTTATGACATATAGCACTAAGTCCTCCTAGGGTTTAGATTTTTTATCTACCTGAACACTTACTTTTGGTCTTGCACTTATTAGTTGAGACTTTAATACTTCAAACTCTAAGTCGCTACATTTTTGTTTGTAAAAAATTACTAACTGCTTTAATTCATCTATTGTAACTTCTTCCATCTTTACCCCTTATTTTTATTTTGTGGATGCCTTACTTCGTAATCACCCAAAACTGACTTAATTGTGCCATTTTTATTCATGCGAACAATTTTGCCATCTTTAATTTGAGTAGCATTAAATGACCCTGACTTTTTCTTTGACATATTACTTATAAAACGGATTTAAATCAAGTACTGATCCGCCCCAAATTGTGTGATGATTTTTACCTATAGCATTGTCATATGCATCCATTAAATCTGGTTGTGCATTCATGCTAGGAACATCTTCAACAGTCATCTCTGGTTCAACTGGAAGTGGATCAATAGCAATAAACAAACTCATTGTACATGCAGAGTATGTTCTTGTTGCTTCCCATAGTCCGTCTTCGTCTTGTTCAAATAGTTGAATCAATACCGCTGGATTTTCTGGAGTTGCCTCAAGTGTATATTCGCCACCAGGAACACCAAGCATTCCTTCACGCATTACATGAACTACTTGACCAATATGGAATTCTTCATCTCCACCATGTGCAGTCATAGCAAAGTCGCCCTCTTTAAGGCTAGGCATTGCTTTTACAATTTGCGTTGTATTATCAGAAATCTCTCCAATTATTTCTTTAACTACTGAAGATAATTCTTTAATTTTATCTGCTGCCGATATAGTCGCTCCACCAACATTAATACCAGAGCGAGAGTCCCCCACGCCGCTTCTGCGTCTTCCATAGCGGATGGCATTGTTCTTGCCTGCCTCTACAACATTAGCATACAAAGCCCTTACTTGCTCTGTCGCCTTGCTTTTTGTAGGGTGTGTTCCTACAGTTTTACCCTTGTCATCTACAACGGCATACTGCGAACCTGATCTTTGAATACGATATGGCATAGTTTTCTCCTAAGTCTATACTACGATTATATCAGACTTTAGGCCCCATCATGCGCTTAATTTCTTCTAAAGACCAAGCCTCTTCTTTGCTTAGTTTAGAAATCTCAATAATGTCATATGCTTTTTTTGTTACAGTAACAATTGGATCATCACTCATCATGTCGACATTAACAAACCCCTTTTCCCATAATTTCATAATCTCTTCATTAACATGAGAAAGGTGTTCCTCATACAGTTCAGGCATAAGATCTTTCATCTTGTTAGTCATGGTATACAAGAATTCACCACTATTCTCATCTATCCCCGAAATTTCTAACCCACCTGCCAAGATTAGGTCATCAATCAGATTATCTTCTTCATTCATATTTAACCAATATTTCTAGTTGCTCTCTTGTTTTTGCGCCTGTAGTTCTGTGTATTTCTTTTCCATCTTTAACCACTATAAAAGTTGGAATAGATTTAACTTCAAACTTTCTAGCCAGTTCACCCTCAAGGTCCACGTCAATTATTTGAAACTTAGTATCTGCCAATTCACGATTAAGTTCTTCAACAATTGGTTTTGTTTTTTTACATGGATGGCACCAGTCAGCAGTAAAATAGAATATATGTTTCATTTGCCAGATTTTACTCTAGCATTTTTAAGGGCATCAAAATCTTTTACCTTGGTGTCTCCAAGATATCCCCAAGCGTATCCATCATTAATCATCATGTCATTAAGGGATTCTGTATCTCCATTTATATATACCCAGCCTAAAATGCGACCATACTTTTCAGATGAGTCCATCTTTTCAGTCTTAATTACAACAGACTTGGCATCTTTAAGAGCCTTCTTTAGGTACTCCTTAGACTCAAGGCCAAGAGCCTTTTCTTTAAGGTCCTTTGTGCGAGACTCGGGGGTATCAATCCCTGCTAATCTTACACGAGACTGAAACAAAATATCAAACCCTAGATCAATAAGAACGTCTATGGTGTCTCCATCTACGACATTTTCTACTTTTCTTACATAATATTCATACATTAGTAGTCTTTTCCTTTTGCTTTATTTTCAATTAACTTATGTCTCTCGTCGAGAATTGTAAGAGCAAAAGCCATCATCTTTTTATATCCTTCTGGATTGTCCATCACCTTATTATAGTGATGACCACAAAATAGTAAATCTCCCGATACTCCTGTTACTTGCACCAGCGCTTCTGCTGCACATGAGTCACAACGATCTGTTGCTCCAAGAATCCATTCTTTAACTTCAACTTCTTCAGTAATCATTGTATTTATCATTATACTACTTCTTTCTATTATCAGTGCTATAAAATCCAGTGCCGTTAAATACAACCCCTGGAGATGACCATTGTCTATTCATTGTTTCATTACAACACACAGGCTCGGTGCTATCGCCAAACTCTCGTTTGAATTCAATAGTTCCAGAGCACTGTGTGCATTTGTAATCATAAACTGGCATTACTTAGCCTTAAGTGCCTTAAATGTAATTTGATCAACTACACCTGTTGCTGGTAACTTAGATTTATTTTGAAAGTCTTTAATAGCCTTTTCTGTACCTGGACCAAATACTCCATCAGCCTTAAGTCCAAGGAGCGCTTGTACATTCTTTACTCCTGCACCCTTAGAGCCATTCTTCAATGCTTTAAATGCAGCAGGCTTCTTAACTGCTTGCTTAGAAATTTTTGCTGCTTTTTCTGCAGGGATAATTGCTTGCCCCTTTGAGAGCAAGGCAATGTTTTCTTCTCCAGCATAAACTGGACGACCCCAACCAACTACTGCATTAAGGATGCCCTTCTTGTTCTTTACATAAGCACGAGTCTTTTCTACACACATTCCTCCGTTGCGTTGGTCTCCCTTTGCAGTTCCTGATGTGTTTCCTTCAATAACTTGAATAGTACCATCACCATTGTTTTTAATACAAAGACCAACATGTGAAATGCGATTTACGCCATCATCTGGAAAATCAAAATAAATCCAGTCTCCTGGAGTTGGATCATCATTACGAGCATCTGCCCAACGATTATTTTTCTTAAACCAGTCTGCTGCTGCAACTGTTGATGCAGACTTTGGATACTTCTTTGGATCTAGTCCAGATGCAAATGCAGACCAAGAAACAAATGACTGACACCATGGCTGGAAGTTTGCACCAGTCCACTTACCATACTTTGTTTCATTGTCCTTTGGACCTTCAATTGTTCCAACTTCTTTCTTAGCAACTTCAATGATTGCTTCTAATGAGCCTTTAACAGCCATACATAACCTCCTAGTTAGTACTATAAGTATATCAAAAGATGAGCAGTTTTACAACTTACTCAGGTTGTTTATCTACCGATAGGCCAAGTGGAAATGTCGGATTACCTTAGATAAAATTTATTTTATTTTAATAGTTTTTGGCTTTTTATCTTCTGGGATAACACGATCAATACTGATATTTAACATGCCATCCTTAAGATCTGCACCAGTTACTTCCATATATTCACCAAGAGCAAATGATCTTGCAAATTTTCTACTTGCAATTCCCTTGTGAACAACCTCAGCATCTACGACTTCTGTAATTTCACCTTTAATTATAAGTGTGCCATTATCTACTGAAACGTCGATATCTTCTTTTGTAAATCCTGCAATTGCAATAGACAAACGATATGTATCTTCATCTAGTTTTAGGATATCATATGGAGGATATGACTGAGAGTTTACTCTATGTGCATGGTTGAGACGGGCTAGATCTCTATTAAAGCCAATAAAAAATGGATCATTAAAAAGATCCACAAATTGTGTTGCCATCATTTTTATTCCCCTTTCAAGCGAATAAGTTAGTGTACCCCCGTAGGCAGTACTATACTATTATACCAAACTTTGGAGCGAATAGCGAGAATCGAACTCGCACATTAACCTTGGCAAGGTTACGCACTACCACTATGCAATATTCGCTTGGCTGGGCTGGTAGGTCTCGATCCTACGACTTGCAAATTAACAGTTTGCCACTCTACCAACTGAGTTACAGCCCAAAAAATTAGTCAAACTTTTTTTTATTCCAAAAATTATTCATGTACGACCTATCAAGTTTAGATCTAACGTTAAAGTGTTCTTTTCGTTCCTCAAGTTTATTTAAAGATGGCAAAACCTCATGTCCCCATTCCTCTCTTTTAAATGGAATAACCTGTGCAACTGGAGTGCCTCTTTCAATTATTCCCTCAAAACCATTTCTAACATACATGTTTAATGCCAATACAACATTTATAGAATCCGAATCTACAACACCAGATAACGTTAAAAATGGCAAATCATATCTATTTAATGGATGAGTAACCAAAATACTGTAGCCTTTAGGGGTTACAATCCTTGGATAAGTCGTTAGCCTCCACACATCTGGATAATATCCTTCTGGAACTGGTAGGCCTTCTGACCTAAATTTGGGAAAATCTAAATCCATTACTGGATCAGCAAATTCGGTATCAACACCCCAGTGAGTAAGCATTTTGCCATTTTCATAATACACTGCAACATCTTGTGGCATACGAATTGTATAGCCAGAAGTTAAAGCATCTAAGAATGGCATGCATCTTTTTACCGTTGAAGATTTTCTATAAGGTGGTGCATTTATATAACTAACACTTGCTGGAATCTCCTTAAACCATTTGGGAATTGTCTGTTTTGCAGGAACGGGAGGGTCCTCTACATCATAAACAGACTCAGAGTTTGCAATAAATTTAATTATATTTTTTTTCATTTTATTAGTTTGATAGCCAGTTTTCCATTAACTTTGTCAACATGTTAATTTTATTTTGTAGAATTACAAACTCGCTGGTATTCACAATTGCTTCAAACTCAGCCTTGGAAATTTTAGACAACAACTCTAGGCTCTCTGATTTAGTGGAAACTATAGTTGTTTCAGTTGCATTAATGTTTGCAGAATCACCATTAAAGTCTACTGACACAGATGTAAAAGTTTCTGGCAATGTCTGACTTTGATTAAATGTAGTTTGAAAAGATGTTTTAGAACCAGTAACATTGTTTTCAATTGTAAATACGCCAGAGGACTCAGTTACAGTCTGATTTTCATCGCTTCTATATCCATGAACTCCATAATTATCATGTGTCACTGGGTTTGCTGCCTGCTGTTGAACCACACGTTGGCCACCCAGGTCACCTTGTCCGCAAACTGAAGGTTGGCAAACAATTACATTTACTACAGTTCCTGAAGAATCAAGAACTGCCCACGTTCCACATGGATCTTCTGCAGAACAATCTCCTGCGTATGTAGGTGGAACTGAAATAAAAAATGCTGATGTTACTACTAATACTGCTAAACTAATGATTGATTTTGTTTTCATTTTATCCCTTTTCATTTTTACGATATCATCAATCTGATGACATGACAACATGGGTCACCACCTTGGTCCCACTCTTCAATCTCTTCTTCACCCATATATTCATATCCACCATCATGAGTATTGCAATAAGGTGGAGTTACCCATCCCCGATCAATACCACTTTCAAGCCAGATGCCAAACTCCTGCTCTTCTTGAGACAGGTTTTCGTGAATATGATTCATATATAAAGGATACCTCTATCTTTACTTTTTGTCAAGTTTTGTTTTTTTTAAAAATGAGTTTATATTCCAAGAATTGTTTTGCCCCCAAAAGTCACAATATTTTGTATCAACAAGATATTGGTTATTATTTAAAAATTGCTGCATAACCAAATGCTTACTCTCATCAATTGTGTCTTCAACAACTAAGTAATCTCCGTCTTTTAAAAAACTATTTATGGTTGTTAATAATTCTAAAACATTTTCATGAGAATCTTCAATTACCAATACTGGTCCTTCCATATTTATAAAAATATCTTTATTTGTTTCTATAAAACTTTTAATTTCATAATTATCTAATTGTTTAAAAATAATTTTATCATCTTCTTTAATCTTTACATTGTTTTCATCGATATCAAATGTATATATTTTACATTCTTGTCCAGATGCGGCTAAAATATCTTTCATCCAAAGAGCACTACCACCCTCAAATGTACCAAATTCTAAAATTGTTTTTGGTTTTAAGTCTTGCAACAATTGCATGTATATTGAAAGAGACATTGGATCTTTCATCAATGTCAAACCTTTCCACTTTAAAGAATTCCATTTTGTTTTTTTAATAATAGCAAAGTATTCTGACAAAAAATTAGAACTAAAGTTTGTCATAATACTAAAGAAACTTCTACTTTCAATATTAACAAATCTTTCACTGCCTGTATTTTTATTGTCCATAATATAAGTATACTCCCTAAGCGCTCACTACGTCAACTGGACCCATGCAGGATGGGCTAAACTTAATTGCTGCGCTTACTGCAGAAACAACTCTATTCCTTGCATTTTTTTGTTTGTCTGTTGCATACAAAACTCCATAAGCATATTCGGCACCAGATCCCATCGCAAGGTATGGTAATGTATATTTAGATAATGACATATCTGCAGAACTGTGCTCATAGATTTGACCACGAACGCAAATGATCAAACCAAGATCCCCATCTTTAGATGTATCTACCCAAAACTCATTATAAAATTCTTTTAGTTCTTTTACAAACTTGGTTTGCATAAACTTGTCTGTATCTTTAATAGTTGGTGCAGTTGGATGAAAGTTGTATCTTATTCTTTCTCCATCCATTGCTCCCGCATATCCAATTAGATATGGACCAATCTTCCAAACTTTTGGGGCATCAAGTGCTAGAATGGTGCCGTCATCAGATGCACCACGATCTCCACCCATATAAATTTTATTGTTTATTTCATCACGAACTACTGCAATACAAGTCATGCAGAAACCCCTCCCAAACCGATATATTCAAGTATACCATTGCCTAGAAGGGGCTGTCAAACATAGTTAGATATGTTTAATTATTCTGTCTTTGATCTTTTTCTGCGTGTTTCTACTGCCATATCCTGAACTGTTGTTGCATTTTTATCTGTGGTAGAAAATGCTGCGTTGATCTCATCTCTTGTAAGTTTTCCGTCATCCATAAATGCACGAGCCAACTTCTCAACAACAACTGCTACTGCGCTAAGGCCAGCAACTGTCATAGCCTTTGCTACTGAGATACCTGCAATTGCTCCTGCACCAATTACTGCTAGGGCATTTGCTGCAAATACCGCAACAATACGCATAAGGATATTCCAAATGTTTGTGATACTGTTCATGTTTACTCCTCTCTATTTCTAATAGGACTAGTTATAATCCAAAGACCAAGGGTTGCCATAATTCCATAGCCAACAATAGTCTTTGCACTGCCATCTAATACAACCCAGGCGATAAACATTCCAAGAAGAGTCCATGCCTGATCTACTAGATCCTTTAATATATTCTTGATTATTCTTACCATTTTCTTCCTCCTCTTGAACCTGGTGAATTAGCGCCTGAGCCTCCACCAGAACTTCCTCCACCACCCGTACTTCCCCCTGTTGCTCCACCTGTTGCTACTGCTGCTGCATTAATTGCTGCTCCTGCTGCTACAACTGTTGCTACAACCATGTCTGTGGCTTCTTCTCTTTCTGCTTCTGTCATATCAGCACCAATACTTCCAAGTGCTGCAAGTGCTGCTCCAGGATCAGTAAATACTGCTTCAAGTAATGCACCTGGATCCTGAACTAACTCAATATTTGCTGCAACTGCAGCGGTAATTACAAGAGCATTTCCGCTTTCATCTGTACGAAGTTCAACTGGTGTTGATGGTGGTAAATCTGCATATGAAACACCAGATGCTTTAACTTCTGCTGCAGACAATGATTCTCCAGGCTTAAGATCTTCCAGTAGTGCTTCAACAAGAACTTCTTTTTGTTCTTCAGTTAATTCTTTTCCGTCTTTTGCTTCTTCAAGTATTTCTTTTAATTCTTCTTCTTTTTCTTGTGCTTCTTCTTCAGCCTTTGCTTCTTCTAATTCTTTTTCTTTTGCTTCAGCCTCTGCCTTAGCATCCTCTTCTGCTTGTCTGGCAGCCTCAGCCTCTGCTTCTGCAGCCTCTGCTTCTGCCTTTGCATTTTCTTCAGCCTGTCGTGCTGCCTCTGCTTCTGCTTCTAATCTTTCAGCCTCTGCTTGAGCCTCTGCTTCTTCTGCTGCTCTAGCCTCTTCTTCAGCCTGGGCTGCTGCTTCTTCTGCAGCAATTCTATCTTGTTCTGCTTGTTGTGCTTCAGCCTCTGCCTGCGCTGCAG